GTTGATAATAAATGAATATCGGCATTCCAATTAGTTCGTCTATCCACATAAGAAGCACCCGGTCCAGATAATCCATTTAATGATATATCTGGGGGTGGTTGTAAAAAACGATAAAATTGTTCTAATGAGTTATTGAAATTTGGTTTAATATATGGAAAATCATTAAACTGATCGGTAATATCACGAATACAAAATAATTCATTCACTGGACGAATACGAATATTTATTTCCAATTCATTATATTGTAATGACACCAAAGGAAATGCCATCTTTGCTGCTAATGTAAACCATGTATTCATAGGAATATAAACCTTCCTTCCTCTAATAGATGGTTCAGGTCCTGCTGGATTATTAGTATGATAAGCATTTGGATATGTATTAACTCTTCCATTTGTATTTCCTGGATCATATAATTCTTTAGTATGACCAGTCATTTCTTCATATAATACTCTTTTACTCAGGGTAAAATCTCTTTCGATTAATGCTTGTAAATATTGTCCCGTATATCTATTTAATATTTGACCACCAACCGAAATTTCTATTTCCTCAATCATTAATGTCCCCACATTTTCAATCCATTTAAACTCATATGGAGCCCAATTGTCAGTACAATTTTGTGGAGGATATATTGGACTCCAAATTGTAGGTAGTGTTACTACTAAATATGTATCCATTAGTAGTTCAGCATACCGTTTCATTCTAAAAGTGAAAGTTGATGGTTCTGTCATCCGAAGATTTCTTAATCCATCAAAATCTGTTCGAAATTTTTGTAGACCAAAATTAGTATATTTTTTATATGTTGTTTTGAAAAATGTCTTTGAAGGATTTCCATTTAAATATACATTTTGATTTCCATAAGATACAATGTTTAATAGACCTCCAGCCATATATATACTTATCAACAATATTATTTAACTTTTTTTAATAACATTAGTTATATTTAGTGAAAATCTTGTAAATTATATGGAAGAATTTTTTCATAGCCTAATATAAGTATGATAGAAAAAGCTAAACAAATGTTTTCCAAATTAAATTTAGAACAAAATAAAGCTGTAACGATTAAATATATCTCCTATTTTATTGTAGCCCTTTTAATATTTGCCTTTTTTGGTTATGCTACCAATAAGATGAGATTAAATGATGCTAATTGTAATAATCTATCAAAAATATATACAGGTTTTCCAAAATTATCATCTTTTAATCCTGATGATGCTGCTTACAAATACTTTCTCAGAGATTACTATATTAAAACAGCATATAATTGTTGCTGTGGAGGTCAGTTTAAAAATGATTGGGTCAATGTATGTGCTTTAAAAAATTGTATTGCTCAAGGTGCTAGAGTATTGGATTTTGAAATTTATTCAGTTAATGATAATCCTGTAATCGCTACATCTTCTGTAACTAATTTTCATACTAAAGAAATGTATAACCAAATACCATTTGAAGATGCTTTAAATATTGTTAATTCTTACGCCTTTAGTGGAGGCTCAACTCCTTGCCCGAATGACCCATTAATATTACATTTTAGAATATCTAGTAATAATAAAAAAATATATGATAAAATGGCAGATACTATTTATTCCACAATTCAGTCTAAATTATTAGGGAAGGAATATAGTTATGAATATACTGGTCATAATTTAGGAGCAGTTCCTTTAAAAGAATTTTCCCAAAAAATTATTATTTCAGTCGATAGATCTAACCCACTTTTTGAGGAAACTCCTCTTAAAGAGTATGTTAATATTGCTTCTAATTCTATTTTTCTAAGAGCATCGAGAGATTATGATATTAAATTCACACCCGATTCCAAAGAACTAATTGAATATAATAAAAAAAATATGACTCTATCTATGCCTGATTTAAGTGCTTACGACAGTAATCCATCGTCTGCGTTGAACTTTAGTTATGGATGTCAATGGGTTGGTATGTGTTTCCAAAATTTTGATGCTAATATGCAATTCTATAGTTTATTCTTTGATAAAGTAGGTCATTCCTTTGCTCTTAAACCTGAACACCTCCGTTATATTCCTGTTACTGTTCCTGCTCCTACTCCACAAGCCCCTGAAAATTCATTTACAACCAGGACTCATTCTACAGATTATTATTCGTTCAGTGTCTAATTTATATAATACTTTTTCTATATTTATTATATAAATGTCTTCCTGTAAACCAAAATTATCGTTAGAAGAAAAAGAATTAGATATATTACGAGACGCGGTTGATATAGCTGAAAAAAGAAAGGGTAAACAAACTGTCAGCAATCCAGATGTTAAAAAAATTATTAGTATTTTAGAAGACTTTCTTAAAAAGAAAAAATTAATATGTTATGGTGGAACTGCTATTAATAATATATTACCACTAGAAGACCAATTTTATGATAAAAATATTGAAATTCCTGATTATGATTTCTATTCACCCAATGCTTTAGATGATGCTATAGAATTGGCTAATATTTATTATGATAGTGGATTTCAAGAGGTAGAAGCAAAAGCAGGTGTTCATTATGGAACATACAAGGTATTTGTTAATTTTATTCCTGTTGCTGACATTACCTATTTAGAAAAACCCCTTTTTAAAAGAATACAAAAAGAGGCTATTAGTATATATGGCATATTGTATTGTCCTGCTAATTTTCTCCGTATGAATATGTATTTAGAACTATCTAGACCCGCTGGTGACATAAGTCGTTGGGAAAAGGTTTTAAAAAGATTGATCTTATTAAATAAAAATTATCCTTTACGAGGTAAACACTGTGATCCAAAATTATTTCAAAGAGAATTTGAACGAATAGATAGTGATAAACAAGCACAATTATACTATAGTGTTCGTGATGCGTTTATCGATCAAGGTTTAGTATTTTTTGGAGGATATGCTAGTTTTCTTTATTCATCTTATATGCCTGCCAAACAAAGAAAAATGTTTCAAAAAACTCCTGACTTTGATGTTTTAGCTGAAGAACCTGAACAAGCTGCTGTTATATTAAGGGAGAGATTAGAGGATTTTGATTATAAAGATGTCAAAATAGTAAAACATGAAGGTATTGGTGAGTTGATTGCTCCACATTATTCTGTTCGTGTTAAAATTAATAATATAGAGGAAACTGTTGCTTTTATTTACAAACCATTAGCTTGTCATAGTTATAATGTTATTAAAAAAGGTAACAAATCTATTAGAGTTGCTACTATCGATACTATGTTGAGTTTTTATTTTGCTTTCTTTTATAGTGATCGTGATTACTATGATGAAAATCGTATTTTATGTATGGCTCAATATTTATTCACTGTTCAACAAAAAAATAGACTCGAACAAAAAGGATTGCTTAAAAGATTTAGTATTAATTGTTATGGAAAACAAGATACATTAGAAGAAATGAGAAATACAAAGGCTTTAAAATATAAAGAATTAAAGGGGAAAAAAAAATCGAGAGAATATGAATCTTGGTTTTTGCGTTATATCCCATTTGAAGAAAAAATAGACAAGGAGGAAAAGAAACTTGAAAAACAAGTTAAAAAACTCACAAAACACAAAACCACAAAACATAATAAGAAGAAGACTACTAAAAAGAAGAAAACCAGAAAAAATATTATTGAATTTTTTGATATTATTTAATTTCTTTAAATAAATATATGAACAATAAAATTATTTTTCTTATATTTTTATTTATAATTGTAATCTCTATTTTTTCGTGTAATAATACCAATAAGGAAGGATTCGAATCTTATACTACTTGTATTGAACAAGGATATCCAATGGATTTCTGTATTAAAACACCCATACAATCCCAAGTAGACAATGGTTATTGTAGTTGTGCTGACGGATATTTTGGTTCATGGCATATGGATGACGGTAAATGTTATTGTTATTTATTTAATGGATTATTACCCCATAAAATAACCAGACCTTTTCAATCTAAACCATTTGATGGTTATAAATTATTAGAAAATTAGTTTTTATTGAAACAGTTAAACAGTTAAACAGTTAAACAGTTAGATATAAAATTATATCTCTCCAAATGTTTTTAAATACCGCTATATGTTGTCGTATAAATGGATCTTTCCTCCAACTTTCGGGAAATAATGTGTCTATTTTCAATCCCAATCTGAAAATATAAACCAATGTTACATAGATAATTTCTCTCAATCTAAAAAATAAAATATCTATTAGTCTCCAGTCATTGACATAACTACACATATTATTAGTAGTATTCGTTTCAAAAAAATTATGGGTATCCATTAGTCCTTCTAATAATCTTGGATAAATATTCTTTTCATGTTTTATAAATATCATTTTTTTAATCTTATCCAAACTCTGAAGATTTAAAAATAGAATCTTTCTATCTTTTTTTGGTTTGAAAATATGAGGAAATGCTCCATCTATACAACCATCACTATCTGTTAATTTTTTATCTATTAAATAGGGAACATAGAGAGATTTTATTAAACAATCTAATAAATCATCTCTTGAATTATATGTCTTTTTTATTATCTGTTTACCTTTTATTGTATCAAAATAGGTCAAATAAAATTTATTGTTTATTTTACTAATATCCTCCTCTTCAATTATTTCAGTAAATTTATTTCTAATTGTTTCTATTAATTGTTTCAAGTGTTGATGTTTTCGTAAACATTTGAAAGCATATGTAGAAATCTCAATAGAAACATCCATTTTATCCAAAATAAATAATAATCCTAATACAGCTCCAATACTACATCCTGAAACCCTTTTAATATTTATTTTCTCTCGTTGTTCTAATTCTTTAATATAAAACAATCCTCCTAACATATAAACACCATTGAATGCTCCTCCATCTAAAATTAAGTCCATATTTTTCGGTATATTATTTTTTGGAACATTTTTTATTAAACTAGATATAAATGCCTTTAATGCCATTATTTTAAGTTTACATTTATTTTTCATTTTATATACTTATTATATAATGGATAGACCTTCATGGAATGAATATTTTAAAGAAATTACATTAACAACATCTAAACGATCACCATGTAATAGATTAAAAGTTGGTTGTATATTAGTAAAAGATAACAGAATTATTGCTCAAGGATATAATGGATTTCTACCAGGTGCGCCACATGAATCAAAAATTATTAATGACCATGAACAAGCTACTGTTCATGCGGAACAAAATACAATTACGGATTGTGCTAAACGCGGTGTCAGTAGTGATAATTGTGAAGCTTTTATTACACATTATCCTTGTATTCATTGTATGAAAATTTTATGTGCGGCTGGAATTAAAAAAATTAATTATTTTAATGATTATAAAAACGATCCTCTAGTTAAATACTTCCAAACTATAACTAATGTTGAAATTGTTAAATTGTAAAGGTTAATATTATTTTATATTATATTCAAGATATATATCGGTTAACCTATGAATGTTACTATTAATATCATTATCATTATTATTGTTTAATTTATATAATATATCATCGATTGATATATTTTTATTAGAAATCATTTTAAAAATGATTTCTTTTTCTTTATTACTCATATTGTATGTTTCATCATTTTGTTCTATGTCATTCTTTTTTATATTATTTATAAATGGTATATTATTCAACATATCATCAATATCATCAATATCATAAATATCGTATTTTTTTGTATTATTAAATGGTGTTATATTTTCTATTTTATTAATCGATAAATTTGAATTCACACTGCTAGAAGAATTATTACTACTAATAGACAAACTATCATCTAAATCACTATATGTATCAGAACATAAGGAAATAGCTGAATCAGAAACTGAATCAGAAGCTGAATCAGAAGCTGAATCAGAAGTTGAATCAGAAGCTGAATCAGAAGCTGAATCAGAAGATTCTTCTGATGTTACAGAATTATCTATGTTATTTATTAAAGGTTGAATTTTTTTATTATCATTTTTTTTCCATTTACTAAAATAATTTCTATTTAATAGTTTCTCTCTAATATTTTCATTTTGAGGAACTATATTGTTATTACTATATCTTATATATTTTATATATATATAAAATGGTATACTACAACATAATGTTATTATAAGTATCCAACCAAATAAAATTATATTATAAAATATATCAGTTTTATTGTTTATTTCTATTATTTTTGTTGAATTTGTTGGCATATTTGTTATAGAAGGAACTTTTGTAGGATATGATGACGGTTGTCCAGTAGGTTGACTTGAAGGTTGAACACTTGGGTGTCCAGATGGCTGTCCGCTCGGTTGACTAGTAGGTTTTCCGCTCGGTTGACTTGATGGTTTACTAGAAGGTTGACCGGATGGCTGACTAGTAGGTTTTCCGCTCGGTTGGCTTGAAGGTTTACTAGAAGGTTGACTTGTTGGTTGACTTGTTGGTTGACTTGAAGGTTGGCTTGAAGGTTGGCTTGAAGGCTGACTAGATGGTTGACTTGTTGGATGACTTGTTGGTTGGCTTGAAGGTTGGCTTGAAGGCTGATTAGATGGCTGACCAGATGGTTGACTTGATGGTTGAGTAGAA